TGGTCGAACCGATCCGTGACGCGATCCGTGACGGTGCCGTGAACGGCATGTCGTTCCGGTTCCGCGCCATCCGCGACGAGATCGACGAAGAGGCCGAGTGGGCGAAGACGTTCGGGGATGACGTCCCTGGCCGGACCCTGCTCGAGGTTGCGATGCCCGAACTTGGCCCGGTGGTGTTCCCCGCCTACGAGGCCACCGAGGTTGGGGTCCGTAACGAGCTTGCGGTGAGGATGGAGGAGCGGCTGAAGGACCAGCCTGTTCCACCTCCGCCGCCTACAGATGTCAGCACCGACGACGAAGCCGCCCGTGAGGGCACCTCGTCCGAGGCCGCTGTTGCACCACCCGACGAGCCGGCGCCGCGCCACTCGACGGCACCCGAAACCCAAACCCCGAAGGAGAACCCTGTCATGGAAATGACTCTCTCCGTCGAGGAGCGTGCCGCACGCCAAGAAGAGATCAAGGCGCGGCTCGCTCAGATCGACGCTGACCACACCGGGTCCGCACTTCCCACGGAGATCCGTGAGGAGTGGGACAACCTGAACACCGAGTTCGACGACCACCAGCGCGCCATCGACGACGACCAGGCCCGCAAGGCCCGGCTCGAGGCGATGGTCCGCAACCGTCCCCAGAACGCGGCCCCCAGCGTCCCCACCATCATCCCTGATGGGGCGAAGGTCCGGAACCTGTGGGACCTTGCGGAGGCCAGGAACGAGGCGCGCTCCGTCGACGACCTGCCCACCGTCTACCGTGACCGTGCGAAGCGTGCCATCGAGGTGGCCCGGTTCTCCGGCGTGAACCGTGAGGACGCCCAGACCCAGGCGGAGCGTCTTCTCGACGCCGTTGACGACAAGGACGCCACGCTCGCGAAGCGGATGCTGATGACTGGCTCCCCGCTGTACGAGCGGGCGTTCGGGAAGGCGGTCGAGTCGCTGTCCACCGGTGGGCTGACCCCGGAGGAGCAGCGTGCCCTGGCGGTCGGCACGGACAACAAGGGCGGGTATGCCGTCCCGTTCGCGCTGGACCCGACCATCATCCTGACCAACAACGGAACGGTGAACCCGCTCCGTGAGATCGCCCGTGTCGAGCAGATCACCACGAAGACCTGGCAGGGTGTCACGTCCGCTGGTGTGACCGTGACCCGTGCGGCCGAGGCCGCCCAGGTTGCTGCGAACGACCCGACGCTGGCACAGCCCGAGGTCACCCCGAAGCGAGTCCACGGGTTCATCCCGTTCTCCATCGAGGTCGACCAGGACTGGACGCAGATGCGGTCCGAGATGGCCCGGCTCCTCGCGGACGCCAAGGACATCGAGGAGGCAGCGTCGTTCGTCACCGGTGACGGCACCACCGCCCAGCAGCCCGGAGGTATCCCCGGGTCGCTGACCGCGGCCGGCTCCCTCGAGTACGTGGGTGCGGCGTGGACCGACGAGGACGTGTACGACCTGGAGTCCGACCTGGCTCCGCGGTTCCGTGCCCGCGCCTCGTTCCTGGCCAACAAGGCGATCTACAACACGATCCGTCAGTTCGCTGACGCCGACGGGCACGACCTGTGGGAGCGCATCGGTGCCGGAACTCCGGCCCGGCTCCTCGGCTACCCGGCGTACGAGGCGTCCGACATGGCTGACGACGGCACCGACGGGAACAAGTTCCTCGTGTTCGGTGACTTCGGCCAGTTCCTGATCGTGGACCGGGTCGGCATGTCCGTGGAGCTCGTCCCGCACCTGTTCGGTGACGCTCGTCGTCCGACCGGGCAGCGGGGCCTGTACGCCATCTGGCGCAACGACTCGAAGATCCTTGTCCCTGGTGCGTTCCGCGTCCTGGTCAAGGGCACCACGTAGCACCGAAGGTGGCGGCACGTCTGACGCTGGGCGTGCCGCCACCGACCAACCTGTGATGTCACAGACCAAAGCGTTCCACAAGGCAGCCGACCTGCTCGACGCCACCGGAATCGTGTGGTGGGCGTCGGACGGTGCCGCCCTCGGCGCAACACGTCAACGCACCTTCCTGGAATCTGACCCGGACGTCGACCTTGGCTTCTGGATCGACGACCTCGAAACGGTCATCGCCGCGTTCGACGGTGAACGCCGCTACCGGTCCGACGACCTCAAGTTCGTGATCGGCGGCGTCAAGATCGACCTGCACCCGCACGTCCGTACCGGCGGGCAGGTGTGGTTCAACCTCGGGACCGGGTACCGGTACACGTTCGACGCGGCACTGTTCGACAGTTTCGCGTCGGCCATGCTGGAAGGCCGGCAGGTCCGTGTCCCTGCTGACGGCTACCTGGAAGCGCACTACGGGCCGGACTGGGAAACCCCCAGGTCCGGGTGGCGGTGGAACGTCGACCCGCCCTGTCTTACCGACGGGCTTGACCTCGGTGTCGTCACCGCCGTGTGGGGCAGTTACGGCAGGTTCCTTCCGGACTGGGTGGCTTCCATCGTCGCCCAGCCGTGGCCGCCAACACAGGTCACCGTTGTCGACTGCGGCATGGACGACCCGCAACTGGGACGTCAAGCGTTGGAACAGTCCGGGCTGCGGTTCCGGTGGGTCGAAGCCCCCTATGAAGGGTTCGGTCGGTCACGGAACCGTGCCGTCGCTGCGACCCCGACCGCATGGATCTCCCACCTCGACGCCGACGACATCTACCTGCCGACGGCGTTCCATGAGGCCAGGGAACTTGCACCGGTCGCTGACGTTGTCGGCCTCGGCGCACTCCAGAACGGCCAGCCGCGCCTGTCGGCCGGGAACGCCAAGCAGATCCTTGCCGGCCGGCGGCATCCGCCACTGTCTCCTGCGATGTACCGACGGCGGCTGTGGGAGGTGTCCCCGTACTTGACAGGGAACAACCATGTCGAGTCGGCACTGTGGGTCGGGTTCGCCCATCAGAAGGCACGGTTCGAGCACACGTCCCGGCCGGCGTTCGTGTACCGCCGCCGTGACGACTCCCACTACTCCACCCGCACCGACACGATGCGACGTCAGGCAACCGACCAGTACGAGCGGCTGCTCCGCAACTGGGAGGTGACCGACGTGGGTGCCGACGTCCGTCTGTCCTGCACCGTGATGGCACATCCGTCCCGTGCCGGCTGGGCGCAGGAGCTCGCAAGCCAGCTTGGCTGCGACATCGTGTGGGACGAGCGCAGCAGCGTGTGGGACACCGCCCGTCGCGCATGGCTCGCCTACGACCCGGACGCAACCCATCACATCGTCATCCAGGACGACGCGGTCCTGTCCAAAGACTTCCGGGCTGCCGCCCGCAACGCCGCCCACTATGCCGGCAACCGTCCGGTGTCGTTCTACCTCGGTGGTGTCCGCCCCCGTCTGTCCCACTCGACGAAACAGCTTGCTGCCGCCCGGTCGGCAGGCAGGTCATGGGTCGACATGAGAGGCCCGCAGTGGGCCGTGGCCGTCATGCTCCCCACCGCCGACATCGAACCGATGGTCGACTACGGGAACCGTCATCCGCACCTGACTGATGACGACGCGATCATGGAAATGTTCTACCACCGGCAGAGGCGGCGCTGCTGGTACACGGTCCCGTCCCTTGTCGATCATCGTGCCGACGACAACCCGACCCTGATTGCCGACCGGAAACTTCCGGACGTTCCACGTCAAGCGTTGTGGTTCATCGGGGCGGACAGGTCCGGCCTCGACGTCGACTGGTCACGGACCCCACCTGAGCCCGCCCCACCGAGGGCACGTCGAAACGGAGCCACCATGCCGAAGGGGACCATCTACGTCGCCAACGCCACGTTCGCGGCTGTCGCCGACGGACGTCGCACTGTCGTCCGCAAAGGCAAGACACGGGTCACGCACGGTGACACGCTCCTGAAGCAGCATCCGGAGCGGTTCGACCCGACCGGTGAGGTCGCCGACGTCGAGCAGGCCACCGCCGCTCCCGGCGAGGTCCGCAAGGTGACCCGGAAGAAGACGGCCCGGAAGAAGACCACCGCCAAGGTCGAGGGCTGACGTGCGGTACGCCACCCTCACCGACCTGTCACGCCACCTCCAGATCCCGGACGCCGCAGACGACGCCGTCCTCGAGGTCGCGTTGGCCGCCGCCGAAGGGCAGGTTGACGCCTGGTGCCGCCGCACCTTCGACACCGTCGACCCTGACAGCGACGACCCGACCACCCGCACCTTCTACCTGCGGGGCACCCACCTCGACGTCGGTGACGTGGTCGCGGTCGACACCATCACCGTCGAAGGCGAAGAGGTCGAAGGGTTCCGGCTGTGGCCGGACAACAACCTTGCTGACCGTCGCCCCTACCAGACCGTCGTGTTCGACCTGGACGTGTACGGCAAGGTTGAGGTGGAAGGCTGGTTCGGGTGGCCGGAAACTCCGGCAGAGGTCCGGCAGGCCACCGTCCTTCAGGCTGCACGGCTCGCACAGCGCCGCAACGCCCAGTTCGGTGTTGCCTCCGTCCCCGGCATGGACGGGTCAGGGATGCGGCTGCTCGCCAAGCTCGACGCGGACGTTGAGCTGCTGCTGGCCCCGTACCGGAACCGTCCGGTGCTGGTCTGATGTCCGCCACCGACACTGAGGTCCGTGAAGCTCTCGCCGTCGCCCTCAAGGCGGTCGACGGGCTCCGCCCTCACGCCTACGTCCCCGCAGCGATCTCACCACCCGCCGCGGTGGTCACCGAGGTCGACGTCGACTTCGACGCCGCGATGGGCCGCGCATCCGACGAGATGACGGTCCGAATGCGGCTGCTGGCGTCCGGGGAACTTCGGGCCGCACAACTCAACCTGTCTGCCCTGACCTACGCGATACGGACCGCCCTCTGGGAAAACCCCACGCTGGGTGACGTCGTCTCCGACTCCCGCCTTCGCCGCCGCATCGGCGAGTCCGAAGGGCAGGTCGACGTCGGCGGGGCGACCTACACGGTCGTCGACCTAGAAGTTCAGGTCGTCACCTGACTTGCAACTCCCGTCCCGTCCGGGCCGGGCAACCAGAAGGTGGCGCCGCCACCGACTGACATCGAGGAGCACACGCTATGGGAAAGCTGATCCTGCGCGACTGCTTCATCGAGGTCAACAACGTGGAGCTCTCTGACCACGTGTCCTCGGTGGAGGTGTCGCTCGAGAAGGACGAGATCGACACAACCAACTTCAGTGGTGACGGCCGCGAGCGGGCGCACGGGCTGAAGAACGACTCGTTCACCCTGAACTTCCAGCAGAACTACTCCGCGTCGTCCGTGGACGCGACGCTGTACCCGATCTGGGACGAAGAGTCCGAGGTGACCGTCAAGGTCCGGCCTCGTTCGTCCGTGGCGGCTGCCGACAACCCGGAGTACTCCGGAACGTGCATCCTGCTGGGCTACTCCCCGATGGCAGGCGATGTCGGCCAGCTTTCCACAACTTCGGTGACGTTCCACGCGCAGCGTGACGGCATCAGCAAGACGGCCGGCGGGTCCTGATGCCCGTTCACCAGCG